CCGGTTCTATCTATTGCTTCAAACAGTTGACGTAATAACATATTAATCTTTCCTTGGTGCCCATGTGGCTTGATCAATAGCTTTAACGTGTTGACCAGTTACGGGATCTATATATACATACCCTTCGGGTTTAGTTTGCCTAATGCCGCTATGTGTGCCAGCACTGGCTCTCTTGTGCATGTCCATTTTGGCAGTACTGAGTTTTTCCACAGCAGTTAACACAGCATCTAAGCCTGGATGATTTAAAATTTCCGTTGTTCTTGATCTAGGAATCTTTTTAGCAGCCATGGCATTCTCGGCCCATGCTTTGAATTTTTCTTTAACTCCGGCTACTCGCAGATTTTCGTTATAGAATTTATACAGTATGTCGCCGAACAAGTTAACAACTTCTTCTTCGCCGCTAGGACTTGGTCTCCTACGTTGTAGGAAATCATTGATAACCTGCTCATTTTCCTCAATGAAGGCACTGGCATCGTTCAACAAGTCGGTATCGATACCTGGTGCTTCTTCTACATAGGTAGTACCTTGAACTATAACGTCTGGAGTCGATAGCCCCTCCGCATTGGGATATCTGCCTTCGTCACTGCCGATTGATTGATAATAACCAGTGGCAGCAACCATTAACTTGGCACCTCTAATGCGTTTACCTAGGTCGCTGTTTTTGCCGATATGGAAAGTGGTAATGTTAGGAGTAAATTCATATTCTCCGGTTTTAGGATTCATTACGGCTTCGGCAGGTTTACCATCGGGTTTTCTGCCAGGATAAAATAACAACCCGCCCTCTATGAATCCTTCCTCGGGACTGATCTTTTCAAAGTAAGGCCACAGGCCAGCAAGTTGATTAGCATAGGCCTGTCTTTGTTTTTCTTTGCTGGGATCTACTTTGCCAGTTCCCAGAATAAAGTTTTTAATATCGTTGGGGCTAGACATCAGTGTAGTTACACCTTCTCCGGCCTGTGTTTTACCGCGCTTTAAATACTCCCAAGCATTTTTAGGTATAAGTCTAAATGTGCCATCCTCGTCGCGTCCCCAATATACTACAGGACTGCCATCCCATTTAAGTTCATTTGCACCACCAGTGCCGGCCATACCTTGAATAATTCTAACAGCAGCACGACCACCTTCGGCACCAGCAGGTATTCCTTTAGATGGTATACCTGTAAAGATTAAATCTTCAACGTGTTGATACTTACGCCCAACAGTTGGTGCAGCAGATTCTTTGAGAACAAATTCACGAAATCTCATATCAATTTGTTCCTCATACGCACAAACCATTCGTTAGTGCCAACATCGGGAGTAGCAGCCTGCCAACTAGAACTGGCTCTGGCCTTGGCAAATATTTCATTGCGTTTAGCATCATCGGGAATAGCCGCCATGATACTTTCTACACTTCCTAAATCAGCAGCAGTTGCATTATTACCTAACAAATAACGTGCAATGTCGTCTAACTCATCACTTAAAAACTCGCCCTTCTTTCCAGCAGCATCACGTTTGTAAAGCCCTTCGTCTGGACTCCACAACAGTCCTTGACTGCTGGCCAAAGTATTCATCATCATTTGTTTATTAACACCTTTGTATGGACTGCCTTTAGGTATGTTATGTATATGGAATTTATAAACCTTGGCCGCATTTTTAACTACCTTTATATCTACTTGATGATATTCATCACCAAACGGTAGTTTTACGTGTACAGTTACAGCAATACGTCTAGTTTCTAAACCTTTTTCCTGTAAATATTTTTCTAATTCAATGCGAATTTGTTTTGAATCTTCTACTTTAAAAAATTCAGCGGCAATATCTAAATCGACCATAACATCTAAATCGCCGCTCATTTTTCCCGGTGTCGGAGTTGCGCCGCTGCCTATCCTGTAGATGTTGAGACCAGTACCTTGTAGATACTTTTCTAATTCTTTTTCTAAATCTTCAGCAATGGCCTGATCAAACGCTGTGCTTTCCGGCCATATGTTTCCGCCTTCATTTAATATCATCGTAATGGCCTTCTTCAATATTTTTTAATTCTTGTCTATGAAGATTTTCACAAATTTCTTTTACTAACTCTTCGTCTAATTCATTTGGTAAGTTTTTTTCTTCAATGAAAGTTTCTTTATATACTTTGTAAGCATGATTTACCATTGCTTCGAACGCCTTGGCCGTAAATTTAGTCTTATTGGCTTTGGCTTCTTTTACTTTCATGACAAAAGGGTAGTAATTTTTCCTGTAGAATTCAGGATCGTTGTTCATAAAGTATTGCAGATCGTCTGCTAGATCATAACTAGGAGAAAATGCTTCTTCAAACCCGGGATTAAAAATTTCAAATATTTTCATAAATTTACACCATCGAAAAGACGACTATGCATTATTTATCGAGTATTTGAGATTAGGTTAATGGTTTAGTAAAACAAAATTCACAGTGCCGTCAGTGTAAGTGATAACACAACGTAACCATACAAAATTGCCAGTGAAGTTTTGCAGCACAGATACGTCGGTATTGGTCAAATACTCTAGATCAGTGCTATCTATGTCAAACCAGTCAGCAGATACAGGATCAATGGCCAATGCACCTTGCATTTTAAATGTTCCTATAAATCCAGTGAATTTTAGTTGAACTGTGTGCAGACCGTCACTACGACCGTAATAACCGTCACCTTTGAATTTTTCACTAGTGATTGTCACTGGTGAACTATCAGATGGATGACTGTTGCTCGAAACTAATGTGCTGCTTAATACTGGCATAGTAATTATTTAGTTAGGTTTATAATTTTATCAATTCTAAGTATATCGCTGTTAACGAACATCTTAACCATGGACATAGTGGCATCGTCTTTGACATAGAAGTAAAACCCGCCCCCGCTGCGATCTTTACAGAGATTTTTCTTACAAGTTTTAGTCATTCTAATCTTGTTTATCTTTGCACTCCAATCTACAAAATTACTGTAGTTTTTTTTAGTTTTACCCATAGTAACTTTGTAAGCATAGGGAACTCGTTTTAATATTATTTCACCTGTGTTGATTACGACATTTTCAGGCGGGCCGCACATGTATTTTGTGCGTTGTACATCTAAATTGGCCATAGCCACTGCGGAGTCTAAATGATTGGTATAAAAACTCAGTAGAGGTTGTTCGATTCTCAATTCATAATCGCTAAAACTTTTTAATAAACTCAACACCTCAACAGAATAGAGATAGTCTGTTGAGTTTTTGATATTGAGACATTGATATTTGGGAAGATTATCCGAAGCATATTTTTCTAACATTTGGTCGGCATGATCGATGTTGTTTCCTCTAAACCATGCCGCCACTGGACAAATTATCACAGTTTTATATCTGTACAAGCCATTAAATAGTTTTTGACTATTTTTAACTTTGATCTGTTGGAGATTGCTCATGGTATTCTAATTTAGGAATTTTAACTTTTGGAACTATAACCAACTGATTATCAACAATACCGATAGTGATGTTGCCGCCGTTCTTTAAATCCCCAAACAACATCATCTTAGCCAATGGACGTTTGATTTCTTTGTCAATAACTCGTTGTAATGGTCTTGCCCCCATTTTACTATCAAATCCTTGTTTGACCAACCAATCTACAGCATCATCACGTAGTTTAATTTTGATGCCTTTTTCATGCACTTGATCTCTAAGTTCAACCATAAACTTACCAACAATTTTGATCATTGTTTCTTTACTGAGTTTAGCAAACGTAATAATACCGTCTAGTCGATTGCGGAATTCTGGTGCAAAAAATTTCTTAATATCAGCATCACTGTAATCTTTTTCTTGTTGTCCGAATCCTATGTGATTTTTCTCACTGGCCTGTGCGCCAGCATTGGTAGTTAGAATCAACACAATATTACGACAGTCTGCTTTTTTACCATTTGATCCAGTAATAAATCCATTGTCCATCATCTGCAACAAGATAGTTGACACATCAGGATGTGACTTTTCAATCTCATCAAACAACAACACAGCATTGGGGTTTTCTTGAATCTGTGTAATCAACAAGCCTGCATTTTCTTCAAATCCTACATAACCAGGAGGTGATCCGATCAGTTTGCTTACACTGTGTTTTTCCTGATACTCGCTCATATCAAATCGCAGTAACTTAACACCAAGATGCTTACTTAATGATTTAGCAGTTTCGGTCTTGCCACAACCTGTTGGTCCCATGAATACAAAAGATCCAACGGGTTTGTTTTCCGATTTAAGTCCTGCACGAGCCACAAGAATTTTATCAACAACAGTTTCGATAGCAGAATCTTGTCCATACACCTCATTCTGCAAGTTGTTCATTAAATTACTAAGATTACTGGATTCTGATTCCATAATTACTTCAGCAGGCATTTGAATCATTTTACTAAGTTCAAATTGAATTTCTTCTTCACCGATGACTCGATCACCTGCTAATTTAATATTAAATCGTGAACATGCACAATCAATTAAATCAATTGCCTTGTCTGGTAATTTTTTATCTGTTTGATATTTGACACTAAGTTTGATTGCTGCTTGAATAGCGTCGTCTTTGATTTTGACGTTATGGAATGTTTCATAGTATTTTTTAATACCTTTGAGAATCTGCACAGACATTTCTTGAGTGGGCTCGTCAACTGTGATGCGTTGGAATCGACGCATTAGCGCACGATCTTTTTCAAAGTGTTTGCGATATTCTTCCCAAGTAGTACTGGCCACAACTTTAATGTTGCCTTTGCTCAGTGCCGGCTTCATCATATTGGCAAGATCGTTGGCACTGTTGCTAGCAGATCCTGCCCCGGAGATCATGTGCGCTTCGTCAATGAACAACACAGTCTTGCCTTTTTTCTGTAAAGCCGTTAGCACTAGTTTAAATCGTTCTTCAAAGTCGCCACGATATTTACTACCAGCCAACATAGCAGATATGTCTAGATTGTATACAGTGTAATTTTTAAGGAATTCTGGGACAGAACCGTTGACAATGTTAAACGCTAGACCTTCGGCAATGGCAGTTTTACCAACACCAGGATCACCTACTAAGATAACATTATTTTTACTACGACGACCTAACGCCAAAGCAATATTTTCAAGTTCTTCAACTCGCCCGATAACAGGATCAACTTTGCCTTTAGTTACTGCGTCATTAAGATTGGTTGTAAACGCTTTAAGTGCTTTAGATGATTGATTCTCTGTTTCGTCGTCACTGTTGTCTAATTCATTGTTTAGATAGTCGGCAAATTTGTCTTTGTCAATATTGGCCTGTTGTATGTAATAGAATGCAAAGGATTTTTTCTCACTCATAATGGCAAGAAATACATCAGTACATTCAATTTTTTGACGGCCGTTAAACAACACTTGTGTGAATGCACGATTGAGAGCACGTTCGACTGCCTGAGTTTTTTTAGGTTTGGCTACACCATCTGCAATGACAATTTCACTTAATTTATTTTTGAGATAATGTTCAAGATTTTTACGTATATAATCAGTATCTGCACCAAATCCGGAAACGCACTTGCTAAATGATTCTTCGCATAACATGGCAAAACATAAATGTTCTAATGTGATATACTCATGATTTAATTTTTTAGCAACATCTATAGCTTTATCAAACACCATTTGCAGTTCGCTACTTGGTTCTACCATTTCATTTTTCCTTTTAATACAAGATTTATTTTATTATAACAGACTTTTTATCAACAATCAACCAGTTGATTTATTGTGATTATTAAATTCATTTTGTAATTTCAGTATTCGATCAACTAAAATAATGTCGGTTATTTCGGGTATACTGACAGTTACCTTGACTAAAAGGTCTCCAGTTCTTCCGTTGGTTGAATTATTAAACCCACGACCCTTGCATACAAACTCGGCGCCATGTTGTGTACCTGCTCGTATCTTTAAATCTAACTTGGTTCCATCTAATGATTGAATTTTTTTATTACATCCAATCATTGCTTCAAACACAGAGATTTGCAACATAAAAATTATGTTGTCGCCTACTCGTTGATACAACGGGTCTGATTCAACTATCACGGTGACGTTTAAATCTCCACGTTGCAGATTTGGATGTGCATCGTCACCTAATCCTTGATACTTGATAGTTTGTCCATGACTGATGCCCGGAGGCACGTTAATTGCCACTGTTTGTTTTTTACCCGACGGCAATGTGTAGGTTGCTTCGAGTTGTTTTCCTAAAAAACTGTCCTTGAATGATACCTTGCAATTAATGTTTAAATCTCTATTTTTTCTCATACCTTGAGAAAATGGATCCCATGGACCACCCTGTTGTCCAAAACTAAATGCTTGGCCAAATATATCTTCAAATCCACCAAACCCACCTGTGCGTACATGAATATGTGGCCGATGCAATTGTTCATTGTCGTATTGTTGTCGTTTGGCAGCGTCGCCAAGGGTGTCGTATGCTTGGCTTATTGATTGAAAAGTTTTTACGTCGCCGCCACGATCAGGATGATGTGTCATGGCCAATTTTTTGTAG